CTTAAAATAAATCAGAATGTTGGACTTATTACACGTGATCAAGGAAACCTAGTCACAGATGATCCAGAGAAAGTTGCAGAGATACTGTTAGGCAAAAAAGCAACACGTTCGGACACTGGCACAGTAGAAAAAATACTTGCTGCACTTAAAAACGATCCAGACCGCGATGCAAAACTAGCAGACTTCCGTGATTATGCCGCAAAACAAGGTATCAAATTAGAAGAAACGGTTGACACAGCCGACCCTTATAGTGTACACTGGTTAGCTAGACTGAGAGACAGAGTTGTTAATCAGGGCATGCAGGTAATTGTTGAAAGTGCTATACTGGAGGAAGGTGTGCGAATGCCCCATCCTGAAGACGAAGTTTTTGACAAAGGCAGTCGTGGAATCGACACTGCTATTAAAGGAATAGAACTTACAGCACAAGAGCCAACCACTGCAACCGTAAAGTGGGACGGCAAACCAGCAATTATATTTGGACGTAATCCTAAAGGTGAGTTTGTGCTCACGGATAAAGGCGGCTTTCTCAAGTCTGGTGGTGTTGGTCTTGCAACCAGTCCTAAACAAATGGCTGATGTACTAGCACAACGCAAGGGTGGCGGCAGAGAAGAACTAGCACAACTGTATGCAGATCTTTGGCCAACATTGCAAAAGGCAACACCTAAAAACATGAAAGGTTATGTGCAGGCAGATTTGCTATTCCATCCACAGAAGCCATACACCGAGCAAGATGGCAAGTTAGTATTTGAACCAAACACAGTAAGGTACAGTGTGGATGCCAACAGCGAAATTGGTAAACAAATTAGCAAAGCAAAGTTTGGTATTGCAATACACAGCCAAATAGCGGAACCTGGAGCTGATGTTGAGCCAATTGAAGGAGCATTTTCAACAAATGTTCCTGAATTGTTTATAGCAAACCAAAATATCAAAGACAGTACAGCATCAGTACAACTTGACCAAGATAAAGTTAACCAGCTCAAAGGTATAAAAAGTCAATTTGGAGCACAAATTGACACTCTGTTCAACCCTGCGGAGCTGCGCAACAGACGCATCAGCGATTTCCCTAAACTGTTCAAGGCTTATATCAACAGTAAAGTTCGTGCCGGCAACTACAACAACATGATCAAAGACTTTGTCCCTTGGGTATCTGACAAATCTCCTACCAAAGCACCACGGATACTTGAATGGATGAAACAGAATCCTCAAGGCACAAGTGCGTTGGTTCAAAGTTTCTTACTGATTAGTTCTATCAAAAATGATATGGTAAGACAGCTTGACAAGGATGCACACGAAATATCTGCCAGCATCGACAACGAACCAGGACATGAGGGTTATGTTGGGCAGAATCTAAAGTTTGTTGATCGCATGCGTTTCAGTAAAGCAAACTTTGCTAAAAACAATCCGGATATGCAGTAATGGAATTTTTACGTGAGCTAAATGAAAGTCGCATGTACAGACGCTTAAACCAACTAGAAGGTAAAAGCATCCACGACGTAGCAGAAAGATTGTTTGAACATCTGTTAGCACTGCAAATTTTTGCCAATGAAGATCGCGGTACCGCAATGAAATATGCAAATCAAATCATGCGACAACAACAGTTTGATGGTTTTAGAACCAGCATGCCTGATCTATACAACTTGATTGCACTGGTTAAAAAGCAATCAAACTATGAGCATGTCATAGACACCGATGAAACTGTGGGCATACCTGAACTGCGCATGCGCAGAAACCTACGTGAAATAGGCAGAGGCGGCTTTGACAACAATGATTACAGTCAAATGATGCTGATGTTACAGCGTAGATTTGATGAACTACCAAATGTGCTCAAAGAACTGCGTAGGCAAATCAGCAGTTGGGATCGCAAAAGTGAAGGTAACAAAAAGATTCTCATACGCAAATTAATGCTTCAAATGCGTGAGCGTGGCATGCAAAGCGACATGTTCATGGATCTACAAAAACTAGTATAACCTGTGTTTTTTTATCTCTTGCATAAATAATTGTAAGAACAACAAGTTCTACCATATTAGGAGATATTAAAATGGCAAGTTTTACACGTTCAAACGGTGACGCTCAACCAGTATTCGCTTTAGACACAAGCAATGGTAAGATCGCTGCCGATACATCTACAGCGGCTACACCTGTTCACCCAGCAGGTCCACGTCTTGACTACTTCGGCGCAGTTGCTAACACTTCTGTTGCAGGCGAGCAAGGTGTTGACGAGTACGTTGCAAACGTAATCGAAGCTATCCAGAATGCAGGAGCTACAGTTGCTGCATATCAGGTAGATGCAACTGCTCTAAGTTTTGCAGTTTATCCAGCAGGAGCTTTCGCTGACGCGGCGGCTTTCCTATCAACTGCTAACATTACTTACACTGGTTTCCAGTTGAACAGTTCTACAGACGTAGGCTTCAAGCTAGCAACTTCATAATCTTAGATTATGTACGCAAAGAGCCCTGTTTTATAGCAGGGCTTTTTTTATGGCTTAAATATCATTATGACAAAACCAACCTACATCTACGAAAGCCCGGACGGCGGTAAAACAGTATATGCACGGGCACCAGGAACAACTAGCCGCACACTCATTAAAGCAAGTTGGTCAGGTACACAGAAAAGATCACGCTGGAATACAATACTAGACTGCGCAGATAACGATCCAGCACTTAAAAACATGTTAGATAGCATTGAGACATATTGGCAATTAAAGTATGGTAACCAAAATTGAATTAATCACACAGTTTGATATCACACCTACTGGTGTAAAAAGTTACAGAAAAACCAGCGAACTGTCAGATGAAGAGTGGAGTTTTCAACGCAATCAGCAACGTAATTATGAAACTATATTGCAATGCTTAAGCCTGCGCTGTCAGCCACTCAATATTTCACCAGTAACCATATTCAAACTCGAACAAGGTAAAGTGTGGTGTTTCACATTTGAAACTGATAGGGATAGCATATTTTTTAGTGATAATGATCCAGTTGGTTTGCTCAAAGATGATTGTGACGGCGTTCCAATGATTGGCGGCTTGCAAGAAACATACAAAGACGGGTTTTTCATTCCATATCTTGTAACCAGAGGTGAAAGTGCTAATATATCTTTTGCAATAGTATAAAATAAATACATCATTGGAAGGAATAACATGGTTGAAACCACAGCAATAGAAAAGAAGAGCCTAGAAAGCCACGTTGAGCTGTGTGCCGAACGTTACAAGTTTATGGAAGCAAAACTTGAAACGCTGGACGAAAAGATCACCAAAATTGAAGAAGTAGTAGACGAAGTGCATAACTGCGTACACAAATTAACCACAAGACGCAATGATCAAGTTATGCAATGGGGCGGCGCTATAATACTCACACTAGTAGGAGTAATAGGATGGCTTCTCGCAAACTACGTTCTATAAAAAACAAAAAGAAAGCCGCAGATGCACTTGCAAGGCTAGCACAAAAACATCTCATTGACAATCCAAATGCTATTATTGATAGTGGCAACAGTATCAGTGTGTTTGGAGAGTACACCATTGTAAAGCACCCTGAGGAATGCACCGTATACAAAAACAAGGTGGAGCAGGTTGTGCTAAACAACACAAAAAACGCACTCAGTTGGTGCATCTTTGACAAGTACAAAATACACAATCTCAAGCACAGCATTATGGAATGCGACCGCCAACTTGGATATCGCAAGATGGAAATCCTGCACTATGTAAACTGTATTAAAAACAGCGCAGACGAATTTCAAAAAGGTATACTATTTGATCGACTATACAATAGCAAAAACCAAGCACTACTAATCAAGAAACAATTAGATAAATGTGTGAATTCGGCTAAATACTGGCAACAAAAGGGATTCGAGAATGAAACTTCAAGACTTGGAATCAAGTAGCGTACAGAAATCACAGAAAGTTTTTGAAAGTTACTTTGAAAAGAAAATTAATTTAGATACAATCACGCAACAAAAAGCGTTGGAAATGCTCACAAAGGTGCGCAAAGCCATTTCAGAGCATCGTAACAGTAGCAAAGTTCATACCAGTGAAAAAAATCCATCTTACTTGAAAGCACTGTTTATGGAACAGGCATTGTCTACCTACATTGCTGAGCAACAAATGATGGCCATTGATGAAGGTCTTGTTGACACAATGATGAAAGATCCTAAAACCAAAGCAATTATGCAAAAAGCTCAGAAAGGAACAACCCTAAATCCAGACGAGCAGAAAGTTGTTACAACTATTGCAATGGCACCTAAAGAAGCCAAAAAGAAAAAGTACAAAGGCAACAAGGTAATGGAAAGCGAAGTACAACAAGCACAGGTTGTATTAGCGGCACAGGACATGGTGGATCGCGTTCAAGGTATGATCGAAGACATCACCGAAATGGAATACAAAGATCTTCCTGCTCTTGTTGAAAGTATTCGCAACGAAGTGGGCACAAGCCAAGCACAAAGCTATCGTGAAACTGCCACAGCAAGTCTTGAAGGACTGGTTGAAGCACT